GTTGCCCTTGATCGCTCCCCTGTTTGGGGGTCAAGGCCGGCTGTCTTTGTCTCGGTCGCCGTCGCTAGAACACCTCTATAAAACCAAAAACGACCTATGATGTCAACAAATCCCCACAAAAAGACAATAAAACACAGAGAAAAGCCGTTTTTATCCTGAATCAGGAGGATTTACCCCCACCACCCCGATCACAGCTATCGGAGTCCCGTTCTCTATATATTACTAATCTCCACAAACAAATCGTGTTTTTCTGAGTTGGCTTGAGGCCGTTCCCTATATAGCAAACACCCCCCTATAGGAGTCCCAAAGGCTTGTTAAAAAAATTTTTTTCTGGTATATAGAGGTCTTCGGTGAATAACCTGCGATGTAGTAATGACTTTTATGCTAGAACCAGAGCTAGGTGTGCCTGTACCTACAGATATTAAACACATGGACTTGGCTAAAAGGGCCGCTGTCGCCTTCGCTAGTGCTATTGCGCTAGAGGAGCATGGCGCAGACCTCACCCCTAACGCTGAAGATAAGGATATAGCCGCACAGTTAGCTATGTCTTATGCAGAAGATCCAGAGAAAGCATCCAAGAAAACAAACAACGCCCGAACAGCTAAGATGACCCCAGCCTCGTTAGTGCTTACTAACAATATATTGACCGAGTTTGGACAGTCAGTAGCCACTTCTGCCGTACATATCCGTCACCTAGTGACAAACAAGCTGATACTAGAGACTGAGAACCCTGACCCACGCACTAGAATCCGTGCCTTAGAGTTATTAGGTAAGATTTCAGACGTGTCTTTGTTTGCTGAGAAGTCAGAGATCACTGTCACCCACCAATCTACAGATGATCTCCGTGCAAAACTGCGGGGCAAGCTGGAAAAGCTAGTAAATCCTGCGTATGAGGCCGAGGACGCAATAATAGTAGACGGTGAAGTGATAGATGTTGATGCCGAACTGGGGTTAGTCGATGAAAACTCCGCCTGAAGACTTTACTGAAGAGGAAATTCAGCTATTACTTGATAATCTTGACGAGTATTCGGCAGATGAGGTCGTTGAGATTGAGAGAATGGTGGATGAGCTAGGAGTACGGCGGCAGAACAAGCTAGCATACGATGATCTGATAGACTTTTGCAAGGCAATGATGCCTGACTTCATTGTTGGGAAGCATCATCGCATTTTGGCGGATATGTTGATGGAGATTGAGCGTGGAGACAAGGATCGTGTTTGCGTAAATATCCCACCACGCCACGGTAAGTCACAATTAGTGTCTATTTTCTACCCAGCGTGGTTTTTGGGGCGTAATCCGAACAAGAAAGTGATGATGGTGTCCCACACAACCGACTTAGCGGTAGATTTTGGTCGTAAAGTACGTAATTTGATCGCCACCCCCGAATATAAGACTATATTTCCGGTTACTAAGCTAGCTGTTGACTCTAAATCGGCAGGTAGGTGGAATACTAGCGCAGGAGGAGAGTATTACGCCTGTGGTGTAGGCTCCGCACTAGCTGGTCGTGGTGCAGACTTACTGCTGGTAGATGACCCACACTCTGAGCAGGACGTGATTAACGGTAACTTCTCTGTGTTTGAGAAGGCATACGAGTGGTACACGTTCGGTGCGCGTACTCGTCTGATGCCGGGGGGTCGTGTAGCTATTATCCAGACACGGTGGCATATGGATGACCTGACAGGCCGTGTTGTTAAGGATATGGCTCAGAACGAGAGGTCTGATCAGTTTCAAGTAGTAGAGTTCCCCGCGATACTAGAGTTTGCAGACCCAGAGACTAAGGAGGTGATCGAGAAACCCCTGTGGCCTGAGTTCTTTGATTTAGAAGCGTTGATGCGTACTAAGGCATCTATGCCCACATTCCAGTGGAATGCTCAGTACCAACAGCAGCCTACCGCAGAAGAAGCCGCCCTAGTTAAGCGTGAGTGGTGGAACTTATGGATGAGTGAGGAGCCTCCATCTTGCGAATACATCATAATGTCCCTCGATGCTGCGGCAGAAAAGCACAATAGAGCCGACTATACCGCGTTAACTACGTGGGGGGTCTTCTATAATGAGGAAGAGAATGCGTATAATATAATACTTTTAAACAGTATTAAGAAGCGGATAGAGTTTCCAGAGCTAAAAGAACTCGCTATGGAGGAGTATTCGGATTGGGAGCCTGACTCGTTTATTGTGGAGAAGAAGAGTTCTGGTGTGGCCCTTTACCAAGAAATGCGTAGGATGGGACTACCAGTATCAGAATATACCCCACATAGAGGGTCAGGTGATAAACTAGCGCGTTTGAATTCTGTATCTGATATTGTAGCGTCTGGCCTGTGCTGGGTTCCCCAGACACGTTGGGCTGAAGAATTAGTAGAAGAAATAGCAGGGTTTCCGTTTATGAGTAACGATGACTTAGTGGACTCCACCGTCATGGCTCTAATGCGATTCCGACAGGGCGGGTTCATACGACTACCTACTGATGAACCAGAAGAACAACGATACTTTAAACGGCGTAGCAGTGGGTATTATTAAGAGGCTAAATTATGGCAATTGAAAAAGGCATGTTTGCTGCCCCCGAAGGTATAGATGTAGAAATAGAAGGGGATGAGCCGGTCGAGCCAGTTGAGCAAGCGTTGGAGATAGAGATTGTAGATCCCGAAATGGTTACCTTGAGTGATGGTAGCGTAGAGATCACTTTAATTCCCGATGCTGCTCCTACTGATATGCTCCCGTTTGATGTCAACCTAGCGGAACATCTAGACGATAGTATATTGCAGTCGCTATCAAATGATCTTATAGGGTTAATAGACTCTGATATGGACAGCCGTAAGGAGTGGGCTGACACATATGTTAAGGGGTTAGATGTCTTAGGGTTTAAGTATGAGGAGCGTACAACGCCTTGGGAAGGAGCCTGTGGAGTTCACTCTACTGTCCTAGCCGAAGCTGCGATACGGTTCCAAGCAGAGACAATGAGTGAAACTTTCCCTGCGGCCGGCCCAGTACGGGTTAAAGTACTAGGAGAAGAGACTAGGGAGAAAACAGAAGCGGCGGAACGTGTTAAAGCTGATATGAACTATGAGCTTACAGAGGTGATGGTAGAGTACCGTCCCGAACATGAACGGATGCTATATAGCCTAGGACTCGCAGGATCGGCGTTTAAGAAGGTTTACTTCGACCCTAATATAGGTAGACAGGTAGCCATATACATAACCGCAGAAGACGTTATCGTGCCATATGGAGCGTCTCACATAGAAACAGCAGAGCGTGTAACGCACGTTATGCGGAAAACTAAGAATGAGATACGCAAGTTACAGGCCAGTGGGTTTTATAAAGATATTGAGTTAGGAGAACCAACCCCTTACCACAGTGATATTGAAGAAAAGAAGGCTGAAGATGGTGGGTACTCTATAACGGATGACGATAGGTACTCGTTGTACGAGATACACGCTGATATAACTATTGAGGGGGTTGACGAAGACGACGACGATATAGCCAAGCCTTATATCATCACGTTAGACCGAGGGACTGGAGAGGTATTAGCAATACGTCGTAATTGGAACCCTGACGACATGTTGATGTTAAAGCGTCAACATTTTGTACACTACGTATATGTCCCCGGATTTGGCTTCTACGGCCTTGGACTGATACATATCATAGGAGGGTACGCTAAAGCAGGAACCTCGCTTATACGGCAATTGGTGGACGCTGGTACACTCTCTAACCTCCCCGGAGGTCTAAAGTCTCGCGGGTTGCGGATCAAAGGCGATGACACGCCCATAGAGCCGGGGGAGTTTAAGGATGTAGATGTACCATCAGGCAGTATTCGTGAGAATATTATGCCGCTTCCTTACAAGGAGCCAAGTCAAACCCTACTAGCGTTGCTTAACCAGATTACAACCGAAGGTCGTAGGTTAGGCGCTATTAGTGATATGAACATATCTGACATGTCAGCTAATGCCCCAGTGGGTACTACGCTAGCGTTGTTAGAAAGAACGCTGAAGCCTATGGCAGCAGTGCAAGCGCGTGTCCACTATGCCATGAAGCAAGAGTTTAAGATGCTCAAGGCTATCATGTCCGAGTACGCTCCTACAGATTACGCCTATCAACCTGCACGGGGAGCAGTCACCGCACGTCAAGACGACTACATGGCGGTAGACGTTATACCTGTAAGTGACCCTAATAGCTCTACGATGGCTCAAAGGGTAGTACAGTACCAAGCAGTGTTACAGATGGCGCAACAAGCACCGCAGATATACGATCTGCCGCAACTACATCGTCAGATGATAGAAGTGTTAGGTATTAAGAATGCTGACAAACTTGTCCCCATAAAGGACGACGCAAAGCCTACAGATCCATTAAGTGAGAACATGGATGTCTTGAACTTAAAGCCAGTGAAAGCGTTTATATACCAAGACCATGAGGCTCACATAGCAGCCCACCAAGCGTTCTTACAAGACCCCATGATCGGGGGTATGTTGCAGCAAAACCCTCAAGCAAAACAGATGCTAGCTTCGTTACAGGCGCACATATCTGAGCATCTAGCGTTTATGTATCGTAAAAAGATAGAAGAACGTATTGGTGCTGACTTACCTGCACCTAATACACAATTACCTGAAGATATAGAGGTAAGTCTTTCTCGACTAGTAAGCCAAGCTGCAACTGAACTTACTCAGAAAGGCAAGCAGGAGCAAGCGCAGAAACAAGCTGAACAAAAGGCTCAAGATCCAATCGTACAAATGCAACAAGCTGATATTCAGATCAAGCAAGAAGAAGTCAAGCGCAAAGCTGAGAAAGACAGGCTTGATGGAGAGCTTCGAGCGGCAGAGATCAAGCGTAAGTCACGTAAAGATCAAGCTGATGCAGTGCTTGGGGCAGAAGAGCTAAAGCTGGAGAAGGAAGAGTTACGAATGTCTACAGAGAAAGACGCTGTAAAACTAGCGGCGAGTAGGCGGCAGAACAACAATAAGATAGACCTAGAGCTAGCTAAACTAATGAAGGAGAAAAAGGAATAGATTATGGCTAAAACCGTCTTTGACGTGCTACGAGAAAAAATCGAGGACGATATGTCCTCAGCAAGTAATTTCCTAGGTAATGGTGGAGCTAAAGACTTCGCTCAATACAAGGAGATAACAGGAATGCTCCGAGGTCTCACTTCCTGTATGAACCACGTAAATGACCTCTCGCGCAACTACTTGGAAGATGACAATGACTGAATTAAGTGCAGTTCCAAAGCAAGAAGAGACAACGGAAGAAGAGTTAGAAGCTCAACTACCAACCCCTGTTGGCTACAGAATACTAGTAGCTATGCCACAGGTAGAAGATACCTATGGTGACAGTGGGATTCTTAAATCTAGTAGAGAAGTACATCTAGACACAGTGATGTCTACTATCGGTCTTGTGTTAGATATGGGTGAGCAAGCCTATACCGACGAAGGGCGTTTCCCTACTGGCCCGTGGTGTAAACAGGGTGACTACGTGATGTTCCGTATGAACACAGGTACAAGGTTTAAGGTAGGTGGGGTTGAGTATCGTTTAATGAACGATGACTCGATTGAAGCAGTTGTAGCCGATCCTCGTGGCGTATCACGAGTGTAAAGGAGTAATATATGCCGTTCCAAAAAGTTGAGTTTGAGTTTCCTGATGGGGAAGATACAAACACCGATATTGAGATAGAGCCTACTGGCGCTATAGAAGTAGACATATCAGGTAAAAAACCTGAAGCTCCACCCAAAAGAAAGGAAGAGGAGGAGGAGGAGGACAACAATGACCTTGAAATTGAAGTTGTTGACGATGTACCGAAGTCTGACCGTAACCGTAAGCCTTCTGAGCCTCCGGCTGAAGTTACAGATGAGGAGTTGGAAGACTACTCTGAAAAAGTACGTAACCGGATTAAGCATTTCAGTAAAGGCTACCATGACGAGAGACGAGCCAAAGAACAAGCAACAAGAGAACGACAAGAGCTAGAAAAGTATGCTAAGTCGCTTATTGATGAAAATAACAAGCTAAAAGGTACTGTAGATAAGAATCAAGCAGCGTTAATTGAGCAAGCAAAGAAAAACACCGCTGGAGAGATGCTTGTAGCCAAACGCGCTTATAAAGATGCGTATGAGTCAGGTGATGCGGATAAGTTACTTGAGGCACAAGAAAAACTAACAGCGGCTAATTTAAAAGCGGATAAGCTAAAGAATTTTAAAAGCCCCACTTTACAAGACAATGAAACTGCTGTACAACAAGAACCTACAAGTACCGTCTCAGAAACTAGTCACTCTGTTGACCAGAGAGCCTCAGAATGGGCGCAAGCTAACCCTTGGTTTGGCCCTAGTAATCCTGAAATGACTGGGTATGCTATGGGACTGCACCAGAAACTTGTTGAGTCAGAAGGAGTAGATCCTTCTAGTAATGAATACTACGAGAGAATAGATTCTCGTATGCGTGAATTGTTCCCAGAACAGTTCGATGAAGTAGTAAAACCCAAACGACGATCTAATGTCGTCGCGCCCGCTACAAGAAGTATGTCATCCAAAAAGGTGACACTAAAGAAATCTGAAGTGGCTATTGCTAAGAGATTAGGAGTCCCACTTGAGGAATACGCTAGGAATGTAGCTGCACTGAATATGAGGAGTAACTAATGGCTAAGAATGCACTAGACCGTACAGATCGTGAACTCGATACCCGTGAAAAAACGGCCCGAAAGAAGGCTTGGTCGAAGCCGGAGGTTTTACCTTCGCCTAACGAAGAGCCGGGCTACGTATTTCGTTGGATACGTGTGAGTACGCAAGGCAATGTTGATGCTACTAATGTCTCTTCAAAGTTGCGTGAAGGTTGGGAGCCTGTTAAAGCAGAGGATCACCCCGAAATTACTATGGTCACTACCGAGCAAGAACGGTTCAAGGACAATGTAGTAATTGGAGGACTAATGTTATGCAAAGCTCCAGAAGAACTAGCTGAAGAGAGGACTGAGTACTATCAATCTCAGACCGATAATCAGATGCAGTCAGTAGACAACAACTTCATGCGAGATAACGATCCACGTATGCCACTCTTTAATGAGCGGAAAACGAAGGTTACCTTTGGTAGGGGAACCTAACTTAACTTTTAATGAAGGATACATACTATGTCTTCTACAAGCGCAGGATATGGGTTACGGCCCGTAAGACGGCAGGATGGCACCGCTTATGCGGGCGCATCTGATACGTACTTGCTAGACCCTGCTGGGGTCGCGCAAAACATTGGTTTTGGTTCTGTTGTAGAACTACACACCGATGGCTTTATCAACATTGCTGCTGGAACTGGCGCAGATGCTACTACTAATAATCTTGGTGGTAATACCATTGGTGCTATTGGCGTGTTTGTTGGTTGTGAGTATATTAACGACCAAAACCAGCCTACGTTCTCACAGTACTACCCCTCTGGAGCTTTGAACGCTAAAGCCTATGTTGTGACTGATCCAAATGTTTTGTTCCAAGCGCAAGCTAACGGAGCAGTAACGCAGACGGATCTTAATCACAATATTGACTTTCCAGCGGCACAACATGCTACAACTTCTGTAGACACTACTACTGGCAATTCTACTATGCAGGTCAACTCTACGACTGCTACTGCCACTAAAGCGTTTAAGATTGTTGGATTTGTGACCAAGCCGGGGTCAGCTATCGGTGATGCATATACCGACCTGTTGATTAAAATTAACCTTCCGTACCATGCATATGGTACTGGCATTGTGTCTAACTAAGGAGTTGACTCATGGCTATTTCAAGAGCGCAGTTACTAAAAGAGTTACTCCCCGGATTGAACGCATTGTTCGGTTTAGAGTACGCGAAGTATGGCGAAGAGCATAAGGAGATTTTTGAAACTGAATCTTCTGATCGTTCTTTTGAAGAGGAAACTAAGCTGTCAGGCTTTGGTTCTGCCCCTGTCAAAGGTGAAGGTGCAGCAATCGAGTATGACAACGCGCAAGAGGCTTTCACTGCACGTTACACGCATGAAACCGTTGCTATGGGCTTTTCAATCACTGAAGAAGCGATTGAAGATAACTTGTATGACTCACTGTCTGCTCGTTATACCAAAGCATTAGCTCGCGCTATGGCTTACACCAAGCAGGTTAAAGCAGCG